ACTCGTGAATTCATCTTCAGGAGTGGCCTCTCCTAGACGATGTGCTTCTGCATTAAAGTTTCTAGTAAGCTGTTGTACCTGTGGCTTATCAGGAAACTTCGACTCGAGATGAATCTTGAGTTTCTTCATCTTAAGACGAATGCGAGCCATCATATCTGCTGCATCCTGCTTATCAGGCATATCACGCACATTATAACTATAGCCATCAACACTGCTTTTTACACTTACCATTGGATACTTGCCTCCAGTAAAAAACCGTTTTGTTTGATCTAAGGCATTCTGTAATGATGACACGAGATCGGCCATTACGCTCTCTGAGAAGAGCGAAGGAAAGAGGAATTCATGATTTATAACGGCTAGTAACGACTAGTACTGAAGTTAAGTACTCTCCCCATGGATAAGGCCACCTTGTAGCCTTATGTCATTGGAGTTAATTTAGTTTCTCGTTCTATCCATTTAAGAAATCTCGAGCGAGCGGCGGTTGACGTCAGGTTCGATCGTAGGAACATTAAAGACCGTGACAGGGACCTGGGGGTTGGCAGGCTCTGAGCGGAGCTGGTAGTTCGCATTCCGGAGACTCTGGCCGACCGTGTTAACGCCAATAAGAGCGCCAGCCGAGAGGAAGTTCTTTCCCTTGAGCGAGCCCGTACCCATGGGGTTCTGCTGGGCCCAGGTGCTGTTAGGATCCTTGGGGAGGAGCTCACTGGGCGTGAGCTGGTCGCGAGGGTAGCAGCCAGAGGGCGCCTCGGCGCTGCCAAAGTCGGCAGGGCCAGATGACGGTACGGGCATTACCTCGGGGGCATTCTTGACGGCGGCCTCACGCTGGGCGCCGCCCGTAGCCACGCCGCCAGCGGGGGCAGAGTAAGTCGACGCGGCCGAAAGTGTCGACTGGAATCCGTCACGCTGACTGAATAGTGATGGCTTTAAATACGCTACAGCAACAACAGCCGCGACGAGGGCGGCTAAAACGAGCATTGGCTGGAGACCTTTCGTGTAAGATGGGGCCATCGGTGCTTCTGTAATAGTGCTACACACTATTTTTATTCAGAACCGTCAGAAGATAAAACTGAATTTGAATCAAGCTCCTCCAGATTTCCATACTTCTCATAGTACCGCACGGTTAATGCATCAGCGCGGGCCTTAGAAACAGCGGATACTAACCGAGCCTGACGAACCTTATGAAGTGCTCTTGATCGGAGAGTTGTCTGGAGCAGAATTGTATTATCCGTAGAGTCAAGTGGTATCTCTTCTGAGGCAAATTCGATAGGTCCGGAAGAAGAGTTTCTCTGTGGAGTCTTATAAAGAACCTCGATCAGTTTCCAGTGAATTGTGAAACTCTGAATACTGACTAAAAGTTGTTCCGGGTACCAAACCTGATAAACATTGATTGAATCATTAATCGTTTTGAAATTACCCCGATATGGCTCATGCGCTCCATTATCCCATTTATGCATAAGCTTGGATAGAAAAATAGTAGGTACAATGGATCGTGTAAACCACTTTTTAGAATACGACTCATACATCATTGCAATTTCACCCAGATACTTCTTAAAATCCGGAGAATCATAGGAAGGCGTTGTATGTCTATTTGATTCCGTAGATACATACTCAATCTTTAGAGGTGTTTGGGTTTGAATTGTTATTTTAACAGTGCCATTTGGTTCCTTCACTGGACTTGAAAAGTCCATCTATGCGTTTAAGTATTTATGACTTTAGGCAAAGAATAATATAGGATGAAACCGGCAGGTTTAGATATAAATAGCTGGGCGCAAACAATTATGCAAAAATCGGTTTCTTTTTTTGAAAAGGACACCGTACAGCACACAGTAAAGTCTAGAGTATTAGATCCAATACTAAATCACATACTAAAAAAGATTTTCCCGTATATAATACTCATATGTGTAATGTTTGTACTTCTTCTTTTAGCTGTATTGATTACTCTCGGTGTGATTATATTTCAAACGCGCTCAGGCCAAATTGATATAAAGACATATGCTAATATAGGAGGATGAGTGCAGCGATCGCACTAAATATGGAAGATCTAGGAAAACTTGTTAGACATTGGGTGCATTTTGACACTTTGATCTCGAATTTTAATAAACAGATTCAAGCTGCTCGAAAAGAGCGGGATGCATATGAGAATACAATTCTTGTTAAATTACGACAGGCAAATTACGAGAAGGCTATTATCCAAATTGACGGAGGAAGATTGACTGTAAATGAGGAAAAGCATCATCAGGCTCTTACTTTCAAGTCGCTAGAGGAGCTACTTCATCTGTATTATAGAGCAAACACAGGTCGAAAGGATGAGACTGCCGAAATTATCAAATTCATAAGAGAAAATAGGACATTCGAGATAACAAAGGCCCTTAAGAAGACGGCAAAATGAGAGCGGTCTAAAGTTTAGACAATATTCATAATATAGAATATTACGGATATTGGCTGAGAGATGAAGTTCGAGCAGTGGCTAAATAACCCAGTAAGAATCGGGGAATGCGGGATTCAGCCTCGAAAGATATGGCTTCGTGATTTTATAAAAAAGGGTCTCTATCCATGGATCATATCAAAGGGATACACCTGGGGAATTACAGAATCACATTTGAGGAACTGTATCGCAACTGGGCTCTATGAAAACAGGAAGAGACATATGTTGGCAAGTAAATGGGATTATTCGTTTGTTAATGAATTCGAAAATGAAGATCACAAAATGCACTTTTATCATATTATTGGAACAGACCAATGGGAAAGCTTCTGGAATCTGTGGGGCAATATGTCAGATCTATCAGATGATTCGCCACGGGGCCAGGATCGCCGAATCGATATTCAGGAGTTTATTTGGGGACAACTTGATTTGTCAAGGTCTCCTCAAACAGATATTGTAAATGAGCTGCTCGATGACATGCTGGAAGATGAGATCGATGATAGGCGTTCGAACCGTATTGATATTTATCTACAGGAGTCACACGACTAAGTAGACTCCCACTTATCATTATTGAAGGGAAGAATGCCTAGCTTACTGGCATTCGCCTTATATTCCTCAATCTTCTTATTTACCTTTAATGCATCTGCGGTTTTTGGTATAGAACCGTTCTTCATTAGAACACGCTCATCATTTGAAGACTGGTCTGGCTTCTTGCCATAGCAGTTGACGCCGAAACGCATTTCGGGATTATCAAAATATCCACCATTTACACCAGGCGTTCCACAGGCATCGCGCTCATCCTCGGGACCTGTTTGAACCTTTTCCCAGGTTGATTTCTGTGTCGGATAGACGGCCACCTGCCCCTTCACCCAACCATAGTTGCACCAGTCGGCGCCATTTTCCCAGGCATTCTTCACCTGATCGTATGTGGCTAGCTCGGCTCCTAGAGCCTTGCATAGAGGTTCGGCGTCATAGTAGTTGTAATCATTGCTACTTACATTAAATACCTCATCTGTACCAAAGGGTAGAACCTTCTCAACGATACTCTTTGAGGCGGTAGCCTTATTATATGTCGTATCAGCTGGAGTCTCTACTGGAGTTATTGCAGCCGGTAAGGGGGGCTGTGTAACATCTGTCGTACTCATGCCGAAGGCCTTACGAAGTGATACGACCATATTTTTATAGGCGACAGCGATCTGATCCTTGAATACAACAATAACTGCCGTAATAATGGCGACTAGAACAAAAAAGACCATTACTGGAAAGAACCAGCCTGAGGCTGCTGACGATGTGGAATTCTTACTAACATTTGAAGATGTCATATTTGAAAAAACATTTGCATTCTTGTTCGCGGAAACATTCTTGTTCTTGTTTGCAGAGTTTGTTGAAAATGGCATAAGGCTGTTCGCAATAGGGGCCACCGAGCTAAGCGTTGTTGTTGCAGCAGAGTTCGCAAAACTTGAGACAGAGTTAAGAGCGCTTGTTGCAGCGGCAGGAACCGTTTCTGTGGCGAAATCTGAAACAGAGTTGAGGGCGCTCACAGCCGCACTAGGGACTGTCTCAGTCGCAAAATCTGAAACGGAGTTGAGGGCATCAGGAACTGTACTAGTGGCAAAAACAGATAATGAATTTAGCGCCGAGTTTTTTGAATTATTTTTCTTCATAAGACTTGACACTGTGTTCATACTCGAACTATCTAAGTATTCATAAGAATACTTGTAACAGCTATTACATAGCGGAAGATAGAGCCTGCGTGATATGTTCTATAAATGATGTTATACCAACATCAAAGTGAATTCCATCCGGGGCCTGACTCGGATGTGATATTCCAAATCCCCATGCATTGGGACAATCGGATATTTTACCACTTGTTGCAGAATAAGAGATTAAGGATCTCTTGACTCCAGCAACTTCAAGTTCAATTGTATTACGAGGTTCAAATCCGATGGCGTATATCGCCCAGGTTGCAGAGTGGCTTTCACGAATTACAGTTGATATGAGGGTTGCTGGTATAAGTTTAAGAGTTGAATACTTGCCACTTGTTATATCATCAGCATAAGTAGCAGCATCACCTTTTATACCGTCATATTCACCATCACGCGCATACATGAATGGTTTAGATGTACGATATATAGCAGTCGTCTCGATAGAAAGATCGGCTAGATTCTTTAAAATGAGAGCACCACTATGCGCTGTACCGAATAGAATCACTCGATCAGTTGATCGAACATATTGTCGGAGACGGGAGGCATCGAGTGCGATATCAAGTGGAATCGATGGAATAGAAAGATCGAGTGCCTTTTGTTCTGCGCCGACTGTAAAATAGATATTTGTAAATTCGATAGTGACGACCTCCTTTTCACGCAATATATCTACAGACCAGTAATTCGTGTAAGAGGCCCGTTTTACAGTGCCTTGAATTATGTTAGAGTGACGGAGAACTGGTAGAGCAACTTCGTGGATTAGGGAAATAATTTGCGAGAGGGGTGTGAGTTGATCGAGAGGGATTGCAGAAGCCCAGGTAGGCATCGTACGAGATGGAAATGCACTTTTTACAGTTTCATATGTTTTCGACCAGGGCGTATTAGATATGACCTGTCCCCATTTTCTACGAAGATCACCACCATCAAAGTAAGGATCTATTATTATAATCGTCTGTAAGTCGACACCCTTTTCAGCAAGATGAAGCAGGGTTAAGAGACCGGTTGCCCCTGCCCCAATAATGCAGTGCGAGTACATGTGTGTCTTTACTAACATCCTCTTTTTTTGGATGGGAAGCTTTTTTAACATAGCTAAGTACTTAAATTAAGTACTTAGCAATATTAAAAATCTAGATTCTGAGCTTTTTGCTGAAAAACACTCTTAAGGCGCATCCGTCGGCGCCGTCTGGTTGCCACCACGACCAGCAAGGTACTCGCGCTGCTGGGGAGTCGTGCAGACGCAGCCGCCGCCGCACGAGAAGCTCGCACCACAGCACTCAGGCTTGCACTGGTTATTCTTAAATAGGAAAAGGCTGTCAGGGCCAGGAACAAACTCATCACCAAGGAGCTTCTCATTTGGTGATGTATAGCGCCAGGTCGAAGTCGTGTTTCCAGTCTTTAGCTGCACACCATCGTAGGCACCCATAGGCTGGTAGTTATCCTTCGCGCCAGCACCAGACTCGAGAAGGTAGGATGAGAATCCCTCCTTTACCGAGGCCATGGGGCCCGCCATATTCATAGGAGCATTCGGGCCATAGGCAGGAACATTTGGGCCATAGGCAGGGGCAGACATCGGACCAGGGGCGGGCATCGAGCCAGGGGGAGGCATCATACCCGCCGGTGTGGCCGCATCTACCGCACCCATCACACCCATCGCATTCTGGAATCCCTCGCCAAAACCTGTCACATCAGCGAACTGTAGAAACATTAAAAGATTAGCAATAACAAGAAGTACAAGTGCTGATACAACGAAGGTATACTTCATATTCTTCTCATAATAAATACTATTTTTTAGAATCTGTAAATGCCTTTAAAGGGCCGAATTTGGAGTTCACCCAGTTTCTATCAGATTTAAATATACGCGAAGCCTCTGGGATCGTTGTCTTACTGAGTTTCGTCACTGCATCAAGCTTTCTGTAAACTCCTAGAGGTCCAAACTCTTCCACAGCTTGCCGTAGAGCTTTATGGCGTGTATCCTCGCCAACTCTAAATGAATAGCCAAACTTCGACAGTTCACCCTTGCGGAGAGTTCCGATCCGCTGCTTCGGAGTCTTTCCATGCTTCGCTCTGTCTTTTACGCAAACCGACTTTACAGTCGTTCCCTGCGACTTCGGAATAACCTTGTAGACTTTTCCGGAAGTTCTACGAACAATGTAGCCCTTTTGCTTAATATTGTTTGAAAACTTACGAGTATATGAACGGCGCTCAATCATACCGGGAGGACACGCCTTTCGCGCAAGACTCTTCACAGATGGTATATAGATATTGGACCGCTTACGCTTTGTGGTATTCTTATAAACTGTGGTAGAACGAACGCATCTGGCGGGGACAACTTCACCCTTTGAACTCTTATACGCCTCTCTCTTGCGGTAACCCGTCTTACACCCTATTTTTTCATTATAGGGCAGCGACTTTTCAAAATTATGATTTGAAGACGACATTCTATTCTGTATTTTGTTTTTATTGTCTATCAAACATTAAAATATTCAAATCATTGTTAATAAAATGTAAACAGTCTTCCCGAGTTGTCTCATCAAGTTCATCGACATTAAAACGCCGCTTTTCAAAAACTTTTAAGACTGCCTCAATATCATCCAAATCATTCACATAATCTAAATTATTTGATTCTGATAAAAGCTCAGTGAGAATATTTGACAGTTTCTTAAGACGCATAATTGCTGCATCCACAATTCTCATATCCTGTCCCTCTTCAGGCTCTACATCAGGATCTTCTGGTGATAAAGAATCTAGGATAGCACATTTAAATTCATTTATAATTTTGCGAAGAAGTAGAACCCTCTCTGAAAGAGGAGGAGCCTCATGTGATATTTCAAGAACATCTGCAAATTCACTACTACGCCCTCCCTCCATTCTTTTCAACTCTCGTCTTTTTTACAAGAAGTAAATCCGTAGTAAACCTAGATGCCTATTTCCGGAAACAAACTCGATCGCGAAAGTTATGAAAGTGCGGCGCGTGTAGCGTCACAGACTCGGCATGAGTTCAACGCAAAAGAGAGGGGGGTGTATATACGCTCAATGGTAACGACTACACAGGACTTGCTTCGCCAGAGAAGATCAGTTGACGAGATAAAGGAGCTTCTTCCAGAGTTTGCCCGTGACTATAAGCACCTATTTGAAATGATTACGGATCCTGCAGGATACGATGCAAGTAATCTACAGGTTATGCTTGCTATGTTAGATCATATGGATTCGGGTAATCTAACACAGCACGATGCTTCTGTAATTGTTGGAAAGCGACTTTATTCTAAGTTTGGAAATAGCAAATAGTTGACAGAAGTCAGAAGTAAGCTGCAAATCGGCTACGAGTTGTTGAAATATGCGAGTTCTCAGTAATATATGAAACCTTAAACATTTCACACCAGGACAAGGACTTCTTCAAACATTTCATATACCACAACTTCCACCACTCGTCCTGATTCTTAATCAAGGATATTGCAAGTTTGATCGCCCCTATTTGCAAACTTGTTGTTGACTCAATGTGTCTTTCGAGAAACTTTATCTCAGAAAGAAGCTCAGGCTTGAGAACTGGATATTTGCCATTTGCACTCTGTTGTTGAATCTCTAGAAGAGATTTAACAATCGGGTCGGCACTATTGCCACGAAAGTCTCGCCCAATGAAATATCGTTCAGAATTGCACGGGCGTGTCATCGCCGGTTTATAAAGAGTCCAGTCGCCAAAACATCTCGAAAGAATCAGAACTAGGCTTTTTGTATTTGGTGAAGTACAGTCAAATAGTTTAAGAACAAACTGGCCGCCCTTGATAAGAGAGCGTAGACCGACTGTAATAGAACAGATAAGTAAATGAAAAACACGCTGCTCCTGTAGTGAATAATCAATACTGAAATCGAATCCACCATCGGCTGTGAAAATGTGAGCCTTGGGGCTCGAAAAATGAATAAAGGATTCCTGATTCTCGCAACTATATATATCACCTGTACCATCGACGCCATAATGAATTTTCACCTGCTTGTACTTTTGCAGAAACTGCGTGGCCTTCTTCCAGCCAGGTACATGTGGATTTGTCGGCTTCAGAGTCATTGCAAAGGAGTTTGCAACAGTTTTCCCCTTTACCTCGGCGCGATTATGAAGCGCCTGTATGAATCCGCCTGGACCCTCTGCAACATGAACTGATCGGATATTATTGAAATTCTTTCCGAAGGAATCAAAAAAGTTCGATACATTCAGAATTTCAATCATCTTAAAAAAAGATCTAGATAGCGGATATTCGAGACTGAGAGACGGAGGCAGACGATCATCGTCGTGCGTATAAACAAGTTCATAAGGATTTACCATTTTTTTGGCGAGTTCCCATTTATGCTCCTTGTCAAGCTCACGAATCTCCTCCTTGATTTTTACGGCGCTCTCATTTGGATCCGAAATCCACTCAACATATTCGATTTCTGGAAGTGTGGCCCAGTATGAACTTTTGATCCATTCTACACACTTCCAGGGTGGTTTTTCCTGAATATATGCTTCCATGTATTATTATAGGGACTGGGGTTTAGACTAACCAGGGCCTCACACTTAATCCTCATCTCTTGAATCAATCACATCAATCTCCACATCAGGCTCCTCAAGGATCTTATTGCCATTCGGCATGGCAATATTCATCCGCAGGTGCGCCGACGAACAGAGATCATTCTCATCCTCATAGAGCGCCTCATCAATCTGCTCCTGTGATGGACCCTCGCCTTCCTCATCCTCGTCACCCTCTGTAGGTGGTAGGCCCTCCTGTAGGCGTAGGAAGGCACCCTCATCAAGTAGCACATTGAAGAAGCTCGTACCACCACGAATGGGCTGACCTGTCATGATATTAGCCGATACACCGGTGACAGGATCCATCTCACCGAATAGCGCGGCATTTAGGAGGATCTTCTCAGTCTCCTCGAATGACGCCTTTGCCAGGGGACCAATATCGGTCTTATTAATACCATGGCGGTCGGCTGACATGAGTCGACCAGCACGCGTCATCACATCACATAGAAGGCCAAGATGGCGATTATTCACGCCTGCCTCCTCGAAGAGTGTTGTGATCTCATTGAGAAGAAGCTGGCGCGTAGCCTCAATACCTAGAACATCATAGATATCATGAACATGCGATGAGATTAGTCTCGATGAATCGACATAGGGGTGATTCATGACTTCCAGATAGTTACTGCCATCCGTATCAAGAACATACTGCGTAACCTGCTTGTAGGCTCCGTCGACAAGTTCCAGCATATCCTTGTCCTCGCGGAAAGTGATTGACTTGATACCAGGAACACCACGGAATACGATTCCGTTTAGAATGCGGTTCTGGAACTTCTTCAGACTCATCATATCGTCTAGACTACCCTTCATCTCATCAGGTAGACGCATACGCATAATGAGCTTATTGCTGTTGTAATCGCTATAGATTAGATTTAGAGCCTCACCAAACTTCGTACGAAGAACATAGGCCACATCATCCATACTGATGTTCTTGCGGAACATACGCTCGCGGTCCATCTCGAACCGAAGAAGCCAGGCACTCCACTTCGTCGCAGTGCTCTCCTGACCCTCCTCACCATTCTCAGGCTCACTCTCAAAGAGCTTGAAGAACTTGATAAGATCCGCATCATCGCCAATAACGGTAGACTCGTCACTTGGATCATAGTAGACTGCCGTCTTTACTGTGATATCCTTGAGTAGAGTGAGCTCAAGATCCTGCGCCACCTGGCGGGCCTTATCCTTTGAGGAGCGGAACTCGGGCTTCAGGTAAATCGTGAGTGAGGTCGCCTTCGGATTCTGGGTGACCTTCAGGAGCTCCTTCAGACGCGGCACACCACGAGTAACATTCGACTTTGACGCCACACCAGCTAAGTGGAAAGTGTTAAGTGTCATCTGCGTTGAAGGCTCACCAATGCTCTGTGCTGAAATGATACCAACCTGCTCGCCAGGTACCACCCAGCTCTGCATGTTCTTCACAATAATCATCTCACAGAGCGTATCGAACGCCTTCTTCGTAAAGCGCTCCTTGATAATAAGCTTGTGAGGGGCAAGCATGAAACGGAGCAGGGCCGCCCAGAGCTTGTGATAGGCCTGCGTCCGCTGAATAAGGCGCTCAATGCCCTGTAGCACATAGAGCGGAGTGAGATCCGTCTTTGTATCCTGGCCGAGTCTGAAACTGATCACCACATTTGAAACAACGCGCTCAAGATTGACTGAGGCGAAGATGGGGGCATCCTGCTTTGACCGCTGAATCCCCTCGACGAGCATTCGCTGGTCCTCGAGAACCTGCTTGGCGAAGATCTCAAGTGCCTCGGTATCCTCACCGCGCATTGCAGTTGGCTCAAGAATACCAGCGACATCAGCAGTCTTCATGCTATACTGCTGTAGAATCTCATCATGAGAGAGCTTCGTAAGGCCGAGGCTGGCCGACTCAATCTTTGTAGCATTGATACCGTCCTCACCATAATAGAACTGGACGATATTCATACGGCTGTCGCGAACCGTACCATCATACTGGACGACGAGGTCCTCCATGGCCTTGACGAGCTGGCGCTGGATATAGCCTGTGTCGGCCGTTTTTACAGCTGTATCAATCAGACCCTCACGACCTGACATGGCGTGAAAGAAGAACTCCTGGGGTGTGAGACCTTCAATGAAACTGCTCTCGACAAAACCACGCGCCTCAGCGCCATCATCATACTTCTTATAGTGGGGCAGAGTGCGATCCGTGAAACCATATGGAATGCGCTTGCCCTCTGGAGCCTGCTGACCTACACAGGCCATCATCTGTGCGATATTGATTGTGGAACCCTTCGAACCAGCGCGAACCATCGCTACAAGACGGTTCTCATCTGAAAGAGATCCGAGACCGATCTTACCCGCCTCCTCCGTGGCCTTGTTGAGCTCAGTGAAGACTTTGTCCTCGAACTCCTGGCGATTCGACTTGCCAGTGTTATTGTCGAAGAGATCCATATGAATCTGTAGAAGGATATCTTCGATCGCCGCCTTGCGCTTCTTAATGACCTCCTCCATATCCTTTCGCGTGTCCTCATCAGCAATCAAGTCTGAAATGCCAACTGAGAAACCATTATAGACGAGAAACTGCTCGACGGTGTTCTGCATAGAATCGATGAAGTTTACAGTGTCAGTGGGACCATAGTCCTTAAAGGTCACATGAATAATACCCTTTGATGGCTTTGAGAATACATCCTTATCGAAGATGCCCTGCTCGATAACACCCTCACGGATCTTGATAAAGTTCTCAGGCTTCTTATCATCCTTATACATGCCGTTACCCATATCGAGATTGATGGGAGGAAGCAGCTGACTGAGAATCTGCTGACCCGAATAACGGAAATGACCGCCAATCTCCTTCGCCGGCTTTGGCACGACGCCCTCAAACCGGCGGTTCCACATCATCATATTCATGAACTCACGACGATTGAAGGCGACATGAGGGCGAGTAATACGATAGGAGCCCACAAGAGTATCCTGAACGATACCGATCACCGGCTTTGCATGGCGCGGCGTTACAATCTGGTGAGGAACTGCTGCAATCTCAGCGAGCTCCGTGGCAGCCTCGTAGCTCTGCGGAATGTGAGCGTTCATCTCATCACCGTCAAAGTCGGCATTGTAGGGTGCAGTGACGGAAACATTAAGGCGAAAGGTATTATAGGGTAGTACACGCACACGGTGTCCCATCATTGACATTCTGTGAAGCGTCGGCTGACGGTTGAAGAGGACAATATCGCCATCAGAAAGGTGGCGATTGATTACATCACCAACACGAAGAACAATCTCCTTCGTATTGATATGCTTTAGACTAATCATACGCCCATCCTCGCGGACGATCGTCTTCGCGCCAGGATACTTGTCTGCACCATTCTGTACGAGCTTATACATTAGTTGCATGTTGTAAGGCGTAACCTTCTCGGGAAAGGTGAGGTTCATCGCAATCTTCATAGGAACACCGAGCTCACCGATAGAGATGTTCGGATCTGGTGTGATGACAGAACGCGCGGAGAACTCCACACGCTTGCCCTGAATATTGTAGCGAATACGACCTTCCTTTGAGCCGAGGCGCTGCTGAACTGACTTGAGAGGACGGCCAGAGCGCTGGGCTGAAGGGGCGACACCAGGAATCTGGTTATCAACGAGTGTGGCTACATGGTACTGTAGGACTACATGCTCGTCCTCGATTTGAGAGTTCGCGGAATTATTGTTAATCTTCTCCTGAAGGCGCTGATTCGTTGTGATGATCTCAAAGAGCTTGTGTGTGAGGTCATCCTCTGAGCGCTGGTTGTTATCCTGGATAACTGAGGGGCGCACCTGGGGAGGAGGGATCGGTAGAGTAGTACAGATCATCCAGTCAGGGCGGCACCAGTAGCGACTGAGCCCCATGAAATCGACATCCTCGTCTGTAATACGGCGAAAGAGACGAAGCACATACTCGACTTCCAAATACTGGGATACCTTGCCAGCCTTCTTTGAAGCATCGGCAATATCGGCAGCACCGGGGCCATCAATCGAATCCCACTCGGCCATAATACGGGCGATACCATCACGGACATAGCGATCAGGCTGGCGAGCACCACAGCCGTCCTCAGTCTCCTGGCCGCATCTGGAGATATTTGCAGACCGAGTTAGAACCGTGCGCCAACGCCCCTCGCCGCGGCGGCGCGTGACATCATTGTGGAGTGTCTTATCGATTAGAATACGGCTGCAGCGGACACAGATACACTTCATTACATCAAGGATCTTTGGAAAGAACTGGATGAAATAGACTGGGCGCGCCAGATTGAAATGACCGAAATGACCGGGGCAAGAGTGATTAGTCTGACCGCAGCTGCGACATGTCTTACCATTGTCTAGAACACCCATACGAGGGTCAAAGAGGCCGCCGATGCGGGGCTCATTGCCGTCATAGGTGCCCGAATTTGTGATTTCTACTACAGACCGACGCTGAATCTCGTCAGGGCTGAAGATTCCGAACTGAATCCCAACAATTGGCTCGATATCAGATACTGGACGATTAAGTCCAGGCGGCATTCTCCTTTTACCTTAGTTCGAATTTCTATAAGTAGGCGATCAGATTAGAGGTCTTCAATTTTCGGATGCGCGCTGCGCTTTTTATGAAAAAGCGCAGCGTGCCAAACAATTTAGTTTTTGCCGCGCTTTAGGTTTTTGTTGACGAAGCAGATATAGAACGACTAGATGTCTTAGCAGCACTTACAGATATGATCGCTGATGCCGATATCGAGGTAGTAGACGACCGTATAACTGTAGACGAAGAACTCTTAATTACAGATGTAGTAGATGACTGTATAACTGTAGACGAAGAACTCTTAATTACAGATGTACTCACAGATGCTGTATTTGAACCTATATTTGTTGCAGAGGGTGTTGGTAATAGAGATATTGAAACTGTTGTAAGAGGTGTCGAGGTACTCAGTCGTGTCACTGTTAGCACTGGAGAACCCGTTTTACCTGTAGAGGGTGAAGCGAGCGCTGAGGGTGCTACTGTTGTCAAGGGGCTGGCAGATATTGTTTGTGATAGAGCACCTGTAGAAGACTTTAGAGGCGTAAACGATAGTGTGACACTTCCACTCTTTGAAGATGTGGGAGCTGGGCTTGAGCTACCCTGAGCGCTTCCTGTTAGCACTGGAGAACCCGTTTGACCTGTAGAGGATGAAGGCGCTGCTGAGGCAGGTACTGTTATTATTGGAGATACTGTTACTGTATGACTTGTTGATAAAGTTGGAATCGCCGAGGGTGCCACTGTTGTAAGTGGACTCTGTGTGCGTGTAACAGAGACTGTCTGGGTCTGTGAACCTTGCCGCGAAGCTGATATTGTCACAGTTGGCGATCTTGTTGTTGTTGAATATGTCGAGACTGTTAGAGTAACCGTAAAACTTATTGTAGCACTTGGGCTACCTGATTTTGCCGGCGAAGAACTTCCTGCTGCTGAGACTGAAATTGGTGATAGAGTGTTTGAGATACTGCTTGTTCTACAGGTGGATGTAGTTGGACTAAATGTTTTTGCAAGGCTTGTAGTAACTGTCTGTGTAATCGGCGAAACAGTATTTGAAGTTGTGGTCGTTCTGCAAAGTGTTGAGCTTGGTGATAGAGTAAAAATACTTCCAGTTGCTGAAACTGTCTGTGAAACTGATACGACCGCTGACTGTGTAGCAAAAGAGGCTGAACTTAGTGGGCTGTTTGTTGTACCAGAACTTCCTGAAACTACAGAAGATGATGAACCTCTTATACTGACTGTAACACTGGATGATGGTGACTGTACTAATGAGTTTGAAGCCACGGATGATATGCTATTTGCTAATGTAGTTGACCCACTAGAGGATACTGAGAGAGTTACATTCACTGATGGCGTAAGATCTGGAGATGCACTGAGGGCAGCTGATGGCGTTGAACTAACTGATATAGTTATTGAAGGTGTTGATGATAAAGTCATTGAGGGATTTAATGATGGGCTTGGTGAAGGGCTTCTTATCGATGTGGTTGACACGCTACTCGAGAGGCTTGGTGATAAACTCATAGATATAGTTGATGAGGGGCTTGATGATAGGCTTACTAGAGGCGTGATTGTAAGACCAGTAGAAGCGCTATAAGATCCTGGGAGTGTGGCTGATAGAGCTGCACTTAGTGATACAGATGCACTTGCTGATTGCTGGACTGAGGGGCTCTGTGAAGGGCTTTGTGTCACAGATTGCGAAGTAGATAGAGATGTTGTTGAACTAGGCGATGATGACGGTGATGATAATTTAGAGGCTGTAAATGTACCGCTTGTAGAACGGCTTGCGCTTGAACTTGGTAGAGGGCTGGCGCTCGCACTTGCAAAAGTGCTTGCGCTTGCGGTTGGTAGAGGGCTTGCGCTCGCACTTGCAAAAGTGCTTGCGCTTGCGGTTGAAGACAAGCTTGCGCTCGCACTTGCAAAAGTGCTTGCGCTTGCGGTTGAAGACAAGCTTGCGCTCGCACTTGCAA